CTAGACATATTGATGACGGACAGGTTAACACTGCTCAACTAGCAGGTAACTCTATAACAGCTGCAAAGATACAAGCAAACGCTGTTGGGTCAAGTGAGATTGCCAACAACTCTGTAACTGCTACACAATTATCAAGTGCAGGTTTATCAGGTAAGTTTATGTCAGGAACAATAGGTTTCACAGGAAACTTATTCTTAGGAGATACTGGAACAGTACAAAACGTAGGTGGTAGCCTTGGTATTCAAGATGGTTCTCCACCACAAAAACTTCACATAGACGAAGTCGCTGGTATGGATGTAGGCACAGGAACTTCATCAGCAACTACACAATTTACACTAGACAGTTTTGCAGCAGCTACATTTAGAACTGCGAAATATTTAGTTCAGGTTGTAAATACAACAGATTCAGATTATCAATCACTAGAAATAGTTATGTTCCATGATGGAACAACAGTTTATTTAACACAGTACGCTTCTATATTTGACAATGGTGCACAAGCAACATTCGATGCAGATATAAGTGGTGGTAATGTAAGATTAAGAGTAACTCCTGCTTCAACAGATAGTATGAGTTATAAGTTCATTAGAACAACAATAGAGGTATAAAATGGGACAAAAATTAGACTTTAACATCGAAGACGCAGGTATTAAGGTGGATGGAACACAGGTTATTGACTCCAGTAGAGGATATCAAGGAAGTGTTGCATCATCTAAACTTGGGTCTGGTACTATTAGTGCCGACAGACTTCCTTACACAATAACACAAACTGCTCCTTCTAATGTAGGAAGTACAAGTAGCGGTCA